CGCGTCTAGCCTCTAAAACATAATTCCGAGCCTCTTCAGCCGAATTAAATTCCTGACCCGTGGTAAGGTTCTCATCTCCATGGAAGACGCCAAACTTTGGCTCTCCAGTCGGAAATTGAAACAGGCGTTCACGATAGTTCTCACCGCCGGGGATCGTATATTCATTCCATTTTGGAGATGGAAATGCATAGCTAGGCAATGAGTCTCCTTCTTTCGCGCTCTGATAATATTCCTGCGGAGTTTGCTGATATTCATAATTTCTATTGAGACGTTCAGATACTTCCGTTATTGCCTGCTGCTGCTCTGGCGTCAGGTCCTCAAACCGCTCTGGAGGAGTCGACATCTCGATCCTGTTGAGCTGCACCGGGTTACTGGCGAGATGCTGCTCGATCGCCTCGCGCGGCAGCTTGACGTTGGCATTATCCGCAAGCGTCGGCCCAAGCTGACGCCAGTCCATCTCTTCAGGCTTGGCGCCGAAACGTTTCAGCTGGTTCGCCCATTGCGCGCCCGTTAACTCATTGGATGGGATGCGGCTCAATGCACTTTCGATGCCTGTCGTATATTGCGGCGCGTGCTCTGCGACCGCAACTGCCGCGCCCGGCGCGCCTGTATCCGACAGCAGCTTTTTACCAAAGATGCGCAGATCAGGACCGGCGGTCCCTAACGCACGTTCGGCCGTACCAGCCACGCCAGCACCACCAGCCAGCGCTGCAAGATCGCTGCCGGCCTGTATCATCTGCTCCGAACTATGGCCGGTCGGCCCCCACATCGGGATCTCTCCGGCATAGGCACGGCCCGGCGCCGTCGCCCCGCTTGCGATCGCCCCGGCAGCAGCCTGCGGCAACTGACCAGCAAGAGCCTGCCCAAGCCTCGTGCCTGACGAGATCTGCGGACCGGGCGAGACGAGCGGCTGTCCGACATCGGGCAGATCGACCCTGGCTGCAGGCATTGGCGCATTTTGCGCCGCCATCATCCCGCTGACCATCGGATAGAGCGATGGGTGCTTGAGCGCAGACCAGAATGTGGAAAGGCCACTCGGACGGTTTGCTTCCTGCTGCGCCGCCAGCGCCTGCTGCGCCTCCCGATCTTGCCAGTCGTCAACAGGCCCCAGCTGCGAGCGCAACAGCTCGTCATCAGGATCTTGCGTGCCCGGCGCTAGCGTGCCGAAGCTTGCCATTGCGCTACCCTCGAATGCCTACCGCTCCGATCGGCGGAGCCGGATAGCCCCCAGTGCCCGGTATAACCGGTGGCACTGGTCTTGCTTGCCTAAGAAGCTCATCATAGTCATCGCGGCTCGGCGGTGCCAATGAGCCGAAGCTCCGAGCTTGGCTCGGATGCGGCAGCATCGACCCGACCCCTGCCGCCATGCCGGCGATGCTGGTGAGCGGAATGAGGCCGCGGCTCCACCAATTAACGACACGCTCCGGCGGCACATTGATCGCCTTGGCCGTCGCCTCGATCTGATCGTTGAGCAAGTTGGTGATGGTCTTGGGAGGCGACGCGAGTCCCGTCGTGCCGCCATAGTGGAACCATCCGCCCGACTGCGCCTCAGCCGGCGCAATGCCAAGATGCTGAGCGGCAAGATACCAAGGCTCCGTCATCGGCAGATACTCGGACTGCCGGCGTATCTTGTTCACCGTCACATCTCCAAGCGTATCCTTCAGATGCCCTGGCGGGACAGTGCCGAAGCCATGCAGGCGGTAGCTGTTATAAGCATCGTCCGAGGTGAACCAGTCGCGTGGGATCTGGCCAGGATAAGCCTGATCAAACTTGTAGAGCGTGGCGCGGATGTTGTGCGTGTCGCCAGTGACATCGCGCAAATTGCCGCTCCAATTCTCGCGGAATGTGCCGGGCTTCGGGTTAGTCCAGAGGTTCTCGGTCCCGGTGGCGAATTGGTTAGCTAAATTGTAGTGCATGCCCATCATGCCGTAGCCAGGAACATTGCCCTCCTGTTCGAAGCGCTCAGGCGTGTATGGCGTACCGGCGAGGCGGTTATAAAGCAGCCAACTCGAGTTTCTTAAGTTGGGAGGCGTCGAGGTGCGTGGGCTGGTAGCTGCGCCTTGGCCTGCCCAATTGCGCAGGAAGCCGGCCGCCTCCGGCGTGCTCATCTCGCCATAGTTCTCAATGCCGCGGATGACCGGTCCCGTATGATAGAATTTCAAAAGCGGGCTTTGATCGCGCACCAGGGGATACAGGTCGCTCGCAATATTGGCCCCGAGTTCAGGCGTCTGCGCGATGATCGGGGAAGCGCGTCCTTTATTCGGCAGACTTTCGCCCGGCAGCGGGCCCGGCAGCTGTCCCTTGATCGAGACCTGGGGCACAAGCAATGTCGTCTCGCCATAAGCTTCCGGCGTCGTCGAGAAGATCTCCCGTTCAGCTGTCGGCCAAGGCGCGTGCCCGAATTGCGCCGCCGAGGCCCGGATCGACGCGATATCCTCGGGTGTTGGCATGCGGCGCCCGAGGATCGCCGGCATCCCAAAGCGGGCTCGCGCCAGAAGAGCCGGATCAGAAGGCGGTATAGCGGAGATCGGAGGCGGCGCAGGAGGCGTTCCCGGAGCTGGCTGTGTGGGAGCCGCCCTAGCGGCTCGCCCTATCCTGGACGGCCCCCCAGCCACAGCGCCGCCGCCTATGCCAAGCGGGATGACCGAGGGATCGAGACCGACATCCGGGCCCATGCTAAGGACCGGCGGGTTCTCCTCCAGCTGCCGCAGAGGTCCATAGGCAAACTGTCCGATCGTATCGTCTTCAGGGTCCATACCAGGGGCAAGGCTGCCAAACCTAGGCATTAGCGATCTCCTGCTGCTTCGGTCTCAGGCTGGGCCCCGCGGACATAGGTCCAGCTGGAGCCCGCCTCGATCCGCACCCTGATGCGCTGATAGCGCGACTCGATCGGGTCGATCGGCGCCATGCCCATGTCATCGATGAGGTTCTCCTCGGTGTAGACCGGGATGCCCTGCGGCGAGTTGCGAAAGCCTACCGAGCAATAGACCTGCGTCGCGTCAGTGATGGGACGCATCGCGGTGGTGAATATCATCTTGCCCTTGCCATCACCTTCGCCGGTCTCCAGCGTCGCCTCCAGCGCCGGGCCGGTGAAGAAATTGAGCGCATGAGTCGCATCGAACGCCGATAGCTGCGCGATAGCGGCCTTAATGATGTCGTCGAAGGAAAACGTCGGATTAACTGTCCCGCCCATATCCGGATAGGTCATGGCCTCGATCGAGCCGCCGATCGCACCGCCTGAGATATACGCGTTCACGAAGCTTGATCCGATCTCCTCGACATGCGTGTCGTCGATGATGTTGAAGCGCCAGACGCCGTTGGCCTCGGTGGTGCCCTTGATGCCCTGCACCGTCGCAAACGGCTGAGCAGCCAAATTGAAGCTAGGCTTCACCACGGCATCAAGCGTCAAAATAATGCTGCCAGTCGCGCTGGGCTTTGCATCCTTCACATAAAGCTGCTCCAAGGTATAGGCATCCATGTTTTCCAGTGTCAGGCCGGGCTTCGCCAACGAGGCGAGATATTCGCCACTGATGTTGACGCGAGCCCACTTGTTGAGCACGTAGTCATAAACGAGGATGCGATCGAACGCGCCAAATGCCCCGTTCTTCGTCTTATAAGCCCAATAGACACGCGTGGCGGTCGGAGCCACGGCAGCGATGATCAGCTGCAGTTGGGCGGCATCGACATCATTGAAGAAGGTGATGTTGACCTTGTCCTTGCCGATGTCGACAGGATCTGCCGTCGATACGATCTCCCTGAACCCAGCTGCGCTCAGATAGAACACTCTGTTGCTGACGTTGATGACAGAGTACTTGGCAAACAACACCTCTTGCGTTGAGAACCGGTAGAACTGGAAGATCGCCACCGAGCCCGCTGCATATGTCATAGAGCGGATAGACTGCTCCTGAAAGATCGTGCCATAGGCATCGCCGCCGCTGACCACGAGAGACGAGCCGCCATCCGGAAAGTCTTGGAAGTCGCTGAGCCCGATGCCTGCGCTCCACTGCTCCGGCGCATCGAGGTCGCTCCATTGCACGCGCTGGCCCGCCTCCTGTATCGCTGTGAGTACGACAAAGAAGCCGATGATCGCGACCCATCCGGCATAGGGCGGGTTACCACCGAGATCGACGAAGCTATTTGACGTCGACTGCGCAAGCTTCTGCGGCGGACAGTTCTTCTGAACCGCGATGATGAGATCGTTGTACTGGACGAATACCCAGTTGTCGTCTGTCGGCACAGCGCCGTAAGAGCGTCCCCCTTTAGATGCCAGGGTCCACGACAGATCGATAGGGTTCATGATGTAGAGATCAGTCGCGGTGCCGGCGACGATCGTAACTGTGCCGTCGGGCTTGCGGCCATAGAAGTAGCCGCGGCAGGGAGCTGGCAGCGACTGCGTATACTGCGTCATGCTGAGGATCGGACCGTAGCCGTCGCTCTTCGGCACGACGTTAAAGATCACCTGCGAGTCAGCCTGCCCGAGAGGTGTGATGTCAGGCGCATAGTCCGGAAATGGTATCGTGTCTGACATGTCGTTAGAACTTCATCGGTCTCACGTCATTAAAACTTCATCGGTCTCACGTCGTTAGAACTTCATCGGTCTCACGCGCGACAGCGTCGATGTGATCTTGTTACCCTCACGCTTCAATTCCATGTAGGACCTGTAGGTCTCACCATTGTCGGGCGACATCGCCTGCGCCATTGTCGGGTTTCGCGTCACATGCACCGCGATCTCATACTTGGCCCGGCAGCGGATCAGCCGCTCTGCGTTCTGCGGCGTCATCCAAACATTATTCTCTTCGGTATCCGACGCTGGCGGCGGCATCGCAAGGTGACAGCCGATCCAGCATTTATAGGCGCTCACAGGCACCGGATAGAGGAT